CTGCTTCGTTACCAATAACACGTGGATATAATACTTGTCCTACGTTATATCCAAATCCACCTTCGTTTATATCTACATCTCTAACAAAACCTACTTTAGTGACAGTATATGAGAAGTTAGAACCACTACCACCAACATTTTGATTATCTACACTAAGAACATCACCTACGTTGTAAGGTCCTCCAGTAAGACTGATGTTAGTTACCTCTGTTATAACAGTTGTATTTGATACTAACTCAGCAACAAATCCAGATCCACCTTGTCCACCTAATCCAGAATCAAGACATGTTACTGTATTTCCTACCTGATAGTTCTGACCTTGGTTGTTGGATTTTACTACTTCAACAAAACCCCCACCTTGTACAGTGACATCAAGAGATAATCCTGTACCATAGTTTCCTGCTGAACCAGTATTAATGGTTACCGAGGCACCCATGTTGGCATGAGTAGAACAAATATAACTTGCTGTCTCTCCTGCTACGCCAGGTCTTAGTATAACATCAGTGAATGCTCCTGCTGTACCTGGTGTTCCGTTAGTAACTGTAACTATGTCTTGGTTAAGGACTCCACCATCCTCTCTACCCATAGTAAGTGGGTGTCCTGAGTTAGAGGCATCACTCTGATCGAAACGATAGGTGTTACCCTCGGTCATAGTGAGAGCTGCCTGTGTACTGCCATTGATGACAAACACATCATCAGGAGGAGGTGTGCCAGGATTTGATATTACTGTTACTGTATATGTCTGTACTGGAACGTTATATGCTGTGATATTATCATACTGTCCGTCGGTATATCCTGATCCTGCGTTTGTTATATTTGCTGTCCAACCTGGTACTGTAAAGTCAGCAGTAGCAGCTGATGAAGGAGCAGCTCCACCACTTACAAAACTAAAACTTACACCTTGGTATGTACCCTGTGTATAAGCACTACCATTGTTTGTTATATTACCAGTCAGTGACTGGATATTGACTGAGGTTTGAGCGTCACCACCAGCTCCACCAATAAGTGTTAGTGTAGGAGCAGTGTCATAACCAACACCATTACCTGTTATCTCAATCTCAGTTAGTCTAGCATTTCTCTTACTGAATTTCGGTTGCATCACCGCATCAGTAATAGGATTACCACCTTGGATTAAAATAGTTGGTTCAAAGTTATAACCCGCACCAACATTTGTTATATTAACAGCATTGACAGGGTAACCAATGGTTGCTGAAGCAGCACCACCAGAACCTGTAGTATCTACAGTTGAGTTTGTTACGCTAATTGTTGGAGGAGATGAGTATCCACCACCTCTACCATTGATAGCAATATTGTTGATTGATCTACCACAATATACTGTGAACGCAGCAGCTGTTGCTCCTGGATCTTCTGATAATGTGATTGAAGGTAAAGAGTTACCATCATATAATGTACCTGGTTCAGTAACTGTGATACCTGTAATTGAACCACCTGATTCTGTAACAGTAGCAGCTGCGTTAACACCCTTGAATGAATGAGACTCAGGTGTCTCTGATGTAGATGCTGTAAGAGATATTGCTGATCCACCTTGTGAAGAAGAAACACCAAAGTTATTACCAGACTTGTTAACGATATAGTATGTGGTGCCTTCAGTCAATCCAATGTTTTCAGATCCACCGTTCTGAGTATATACAACTCTTAGATTGTTGGTAAATGGGTTATCAGGGATAGTGATTGTACTGCCTGATATATCATCACCTGTACTGAATGAGAATGTATTAGGTTCTTCAATTTCAACTGTTGGAGTTCCAGTATATCCACTACCACCATCAGCTAAATCAATTCTGTTGATTATACCATACTGCTCAAGAACCGCTGTAGCGTCTGCGTTTGTAGTTCCTTGTGGATTAAATCCAATGTCAGGAGGTGCGGTATAAAGTGAACCTGGATTGGTTACAGTAATATTTTTTATAGAACCATCTGTAGTATCAATAGTACAAGATGCTGCTCCGTTTACAGCAGGATTTGTATCAAGAGTTAATGTCTGTGAACCGCCAGTATATCCATCACCTGTATTATTAACAGTGATTGTTGATAACTTTTCAGTAGTGATGAGAAGGTTCGTATCGGATAATAGTCCATAAGCGTTGAATCCACCTCTTCTTTGTATGCCTCCGAGGTTGATGTCAATAGAACCAGTCTCAGCAGTGTTGAAACTACCTACCTTGTTGATGTCAAAGTATGCGTTCTCGTTAAATATTACCTCACCATTAAATGTAATGTCTTCGTTACCCGCAGGGTCAATTAGTAGAGCACCACTTGTAGTAGAGAAAGTGTTACCCGCTAGTCTTATATTACCTGTCTCAATATATGCAGGATAGATGTTTGTAGTACCAGTGGAGTCAGATAATCCAATACTGGTTGCTTGCTGTGATGATGATGTTGACTGGAAGTTAACGTTACCTGTTTCTTGGTCAACTAAGAATACTTCACCAACTCTGAAGTCACCCTTCTGGTCAGTAGATGAGTAGAATACTCTACCACCATTTGTTTCTACGACTTCATTAGCTTGGTTTGCTAGAGATGTATCATTGGTAAAGTCCTTACCAGAACCAATGTACATGAAGTTGTGTGCTGATAGAATCAGTTTACAACCATTACCATCTGATACAGCACCCTTGTTACCGTAGATGTTAGCAGATGCTATAGACTTTAGTTCACAACCAAAGGCACTATAGTCAACAAGTGCTATACCTGTAGCAGAGTCACCACCTGTAGAACGAACATCCTTTGGAGAAGGAGTGTCAGTAAATGTACTTGCTTGGTCTGTACCGTTGAAATGTATTAAAAGAACTGTATTAACATCTGTACCATACTCTGAAGATGGAGGAGTAAAGTTACTTGTAAATCTTGCTGTACCATGACTGACTCTAACTTCATCAATCTTACCTGTGAAGAAGTCACCGCCAACTGTACCGTAGTTAGAACCAATGTTTAATGGTTTGGTATTACCATAGTTTCTATTATCTGTATCTCCTCCTGCTCCTGTGACTGAACTACCATCCAAATATAAGCGTGTAGTACCGTTGTAACGTGCTAGAGCAACGTGTTGCCAAGTGTTGAGTGATAAACTACCTCCACTGAGATGTTCTACGTTAGCACTAGCAAATTTTAATACACCACCTGTCTGATATACTCTAGGTGCTTCGTCTGTGTCAGATCCAGTTCTGAAATCAAATATAGTAGAAGTACCAGTAGTTGAGGTAGCATAAATCCATGCTTCTACAGCAAAGTTAGCTGTACCAAAACCAAAGTCTTCAACTGTCTCAATACTAACAAAGTCACCAGTACCATCAAGTTCTAGTGACGCAGTTCCAAACTTTTTAATTGAAGTATCCAGTCTAGCGTCAGCGTTAGGGGTAAGAGTCTTACCTTCCTCTAGTGCTGTAGTAAACTGTCCTTCACCTTTTCCGTTTAGGTATATGTAAGAACCATCATTGGATGTGATAGCACCATAACCTACCGCTTTCTTATATGTGACATTACCAGATGTATTACCCGCTGTAAGAGCAAAGGTAAATGTATCAGCTGTTGGTGCTCCTGTTACCTGATAGTAACCATCAGTAGCAGTGCCAGAAATAAAGTCACAGTATACGCGGTCATTCGTAGATAAACCATGAGCCGTCCTCGTAACTGTTACGACGTTAGAAGATAACGCATAAGTACCAGATCTAAACTGGTTCTCTAATTCGTATATCTGTTCACTCGCATCGAAACTACCAGAGACACCTGATAGTTTTAATCTTGCTTGTCCAGTGCCATGCTTACCTGTAGCACCCTGTATACCTTTGATACCTTCGTTAGCGAAGTATATAAAAGAGTTCTGCCACTCACAACGAACACCGTTAGTTAAGAGTATACCAACTGAGTTGGGTACGATGAATGTTGCTTCGTTGAATAATACTGATGTCTCTAGTGTGTTTGCGTTAGCAATAGCACCATCTAGTTTAGCACCACGTCCTGCGTCACCCGCATCAAATCCATAGGGGTCACTAGCAGATGTGGTTGATCCTTTGTTTAATACTGTAACTCTCTGTACATAAGCACTTCTCTCTGAGTTCCAGTCATTAGCAGCAACGAAGGCATAACCTGTGTCATTACCGCTATTGTAGAACATGTCCTTAACAGTCAGTTCACAAACAGTGGTGTCACCATTTAGAACGAAACAGTTAAGATCGTTTGTTGCTGTTGTTGGATATATCTGTGTACTTCTTAATCCTGCACCTCTGACTGTAACACCGTCAGGGACTGTTAGGGGAAATTCTTCTTGGTATTCACCAGCTGCTATATTAACTGTATCTCCTGATGTAGCAGCGGCTAAGGCATATTTAATTGTAAGGAATGGTGTAGAGGAATGCCTACCTCTATTTGCTCCACCTAATAACGCAGCTGCGTCTGTACCTGTTTTAGCAACGAATAGATGATTACTAGGACCATTAGTAATATCAGACGCTAGCATAGACGCAGTAACACTAGCGGTGTTTGGAGCCGCGTTACCTATCTCTACGATAGAACCTGAATTGTTTACAAAGAGTTTTTTATCCGCGATATTAATCGCGACTTCCTTATCGACTAGATCACTTGTTGTCGGTGTCGAGTTGGGAGTTATCGAACTCTTTAGTTTGATCCTCGTTGCCATTTATAGCATTCTCTGATGATTGATCTTGTATACTATTTAACTGGGTTTGTAAGTCCAGTATCTTCGCTTCAAGCATAATGTTAGATAATGTCAGTTCAGAAACTTTACGTTGTAATGTGGAAATAATAATGTTTACGTTCATGAGTTTTCAGTGTTAGAAAACGCCTCCATCTAAAGTGTCAGTCCATACAGGAACGCCTCCTGCTGTGACTGTTAGAACTTGGAATGAAGTTGTTGCGTCAGTTCCTGTACCAGGTGATGCCATGTTAGCAGCAGCAGTTACAGATAATGGGTTTGTACCGTCACCATAAGGAATACCGTACTGAGTAAAGGTTGAAACACCTGTACCACCATATTGTACTTCGAGGTCAGTATCTAGTTCTAGGTCACCAAGTACGACTGTACCACGGTTACCTGTTACACCGAAGACTGTACCAGTGTCTGTAGCATTCTCAATGAATGTCCAAGCACCAGCTCCATCAGCACCTCCAGTGCGATCATAACCAAAGAAACCAAACTGAGCAGCACTACCTGTGTGGTAGTGAACTTTAACACCTCTGTCTAGTCCATCACTAGCATCTCGAACAGCAGTAATAGTCCCACCACTATCTATGTTACCAGTGATTGCCTGATCTAGAGTGATCGTTTTAGCACCTGTGTCAATAGAAGCAATGTTAGTTGAGTTTGCTATATTTGTTCCAGTGATATCATCACCAACATTTAATCCTACCACTCTGTCCACAGTAAGAACTGTAGCACCTGATGTAGCAGAAGCAGTCAATGTTAATACAGTTGTAGGATCACCTAACTCGATTGTAGGGTCGTTAACAGACATTGAAGCACTGTTAACTGTAGTTGTTGTACCATCAATCTGTAGGTCACCTTTAATTATGACCAAACCATCAGCGTCACCACCAGCTGGAAATGGGTCAATGATCATCTCTGTACCAGAGGTAGTAGAGAGGATATTACCATCCATCTTTAACTGGTCAATAGTAAACTCACCAGTCTGGTTGATAGTACCACTAACTGTTTGTGTACCATTGAATGTAACACCATTCTCAAATGTAGTTGTTGAGTTGACTGTTAGTGTGTCGGTATTAGCAGTACCGATTGTGGCATCGTCATCAACATTTAAGTCTTTGATCCATGCTTTAGCACCAACTGCTAAACCACCTGATACCATCACAGCAGCAGTTGTGGAGTTGGACGCTGTAGTAGTGTCAGCAAATGTTACTTGAACACCTGTGTCATACTGCTGATCAGCACCAGCCCATCTTAGTTTGTCTGTAGTTGTCTCATCATAATATACACGTGCGTCATTTCCTGTACCGAACTTTAGGGGGATATCGTCCTGTATAAGAACTGAAGCAGCAGCGTTACCACCTGACACTCTTCTGACCTGTAAGTCACCGTCAGAGTCGTCCCAGACTAACTCAAGGTCTCCAGATGTACCGAACTCTACTTCCTGTCCATCTTGGAATACGACCTTACCAGTGCCATTAGCACCGATGATTAGGTCTGCGTCTGTTGTGCTTGTGTCAATTACGTTCGCATTGATCTGAACGTCATCAACCAAGAGTTGATCTATTTTACTATTACTGTCTACTACGATAGATGAATCTGCTGTCAGTACGCCATGTACCTGATCCAACATATCTGTAAAATACTTACCACCTACAACCTGAGCAGCAGAGTTGTTGTCTCCAACAAATAGTCTGTCTCCTAAGTTTGCCTGTGTACCTGAACCTACGGTTAGAGCTAATTCACCAAATTCAATGGTACCTGGTGCTGCTGTTCCCGTACTTCTTTTGACCAGTAGCTTTGATGCCATTAGAATGTACCCCCGTTAATCGTTATGTTGTTTAATACTGTTGTCGGTATGAACTTAGCTATACTTTGTTTGTATACTAGAACACTACCATCTTGTAATCCACCTGAGCTTGTATCTGTCAGGTCAACGTCAGCTAAAGCACCAACGTTTCCACCCCCACCGCCTGTAGCGACGCGGGTTACTCTTGGAATTGATTGATCTCCAAATCTTAACCTTGCCATTAAAGTGTGACTCCCTCAAGTACGCTTACTGTTCCTTCTAACACTCTCGTCTTTAGACCAGAGGGAGAAGTTATTACGACATCATATACATACCGTCCAGCTTTCATTGCTGTAGTCTGAACCGCATTTAGTGAAAGTTGTACACGACCCGCTGTAACGGGTGTCATGACTGCTGCTGTAACTGTGACAGAAGAACTACTTGTATAATGCTTCTTGATCATTGATGCTACAGTATATCCAGTCATATCGAATTCTGTCCCGTTATCGTTCTCAACTGTGAAGTCAATATTGAAATCGGAACCTTGATATACGAGTAAGTTGGATACCGCAGATGCCATGGTATAAAATTTTCCCTAAAGAGTATTTATCTCAGAGTTATTTATTGCTTTTTTCCACTAGAACTTGAAGCATAGACTTGAGTTC